TTCTGGGCGGACGATGCACAGGTGTGCAGCGAGATCGTAGAAAAATTCTGGTCGGACCCCTGCGGCGTGTTCGTCCTGGTGGAGGCGATGGAATGACCTACGAAGAAAAGAAAGCATGGCTCTGGCGGTACCGGTCAGCGAAGCGGTTCGAGCTGCTCAAGCTGGACGAGCTTGCCACGCTGGAAGCTGAAGCCTTTCACACCACCCAGCGTATTTCTCCCGTGCCGGGCGGCAGCGGCGACGGACAGGCACTGCCCCGCAGCGTAGAGCGCATCGACGAAGCACGCCGGGCCGCCGAAGCGCAGTCTGCTGTATGCGACACCATCCGGGCCGAGATCATGGACGTGTTCAGCCAGCTGGACAACGAGGTGGATTTCATGATTTTGTTCCGGCGGTATATCCTGCTGGAAGGATGGGACAAGATTTCCGTACACGTCCGTCTGGCAAAACGCTGGGCCTTTACCAGGCATCGTGCTGCCATTGAAAAGCTGGAGATCAAAGACAGCACTAAACCGCACCAAACAGCATCTACCCAACACCTTGAATCCGAAGTATAATTAGAATGCCGAAGCCCGCAGGAAAGGTTTACTTCCTTCAATCCTGCGGGCTTTGTGCTGCCCGGCTGACACAGAGAATCACCTACCGACCAACAGCCTGAATGTACCAGCCGGGCAATTCTTTGCATATTCTCAGCCGTCCTCCGGGGCGGCTTTTATTTTGCCCACATGAGAGGTGGTGACGTGTCCAACGAGAAGAATCTTATCCCGAACTCCGAGCGAAGCCCGACAGAACTGTCTGAAATGGGCAAGGCGGGCGGCATTGCATCCGGTAAGGCACGCCGCCGCAGGCGCAGCATGAAAGAAGCGGCGGACTACTACCTCAGCCTGCCGGAGACCGACCGCCGCCGGGTGAATGCCCTGCTGCGGGACGAGGTGGAGCCGGAGGACGTGGACAACCAGATGAGCGTGGTCATGGGCATTACTGAAGCCGCCAAGCGCGGTGATGCCCGGGCCGCCGGTGTGCTGCTGAAGATGCTGGGCGAGGAGACCGTGCAGGAAGACCCCGCCGCAGATGCGCTGGAAGCCGCCCGCAAGCTGCTGGGAGGTGTGGACAGTGCCATTGACTGAGTTCCAGCAGGAATTCCTGCACAACTGCAGCCACCGCTGGAACATCAAGACCGGCGCCACTCGAAGCGGCAAGACCTATCTGGACTGCGCCGTCACCATCCCGAAGCGCATCTGCACAGCCCGGGGCGAAGGCCTTTGCGTCATGCTGGGCAACACCCTGGGCACGCTGGAACGCAACGTGCTGGAGCCCATGCGGGCGCTCTGGGGCCCCGATCTGGTGGGCATGGTGCGCACCTCGGCATCCGGCAACATCGTGCAACTGTTCGGCCGCAAGGTGTATGTGCTGGGTGCCGACAACAAAAAGCACATCGCCCGCATTCAGGGCGCGGCCTTTGAGTACGCCTACGGGGATGAGATCACCACATGGGACGAAGGTGTGTTCCAGATGCTGAAAAGCCGCCTTTCCTGCCCGCACAGCCATTTTGACGGTACCTGCAACCCGGACAATCCGCAGCACTGGTTCAAGCGCTTCCTCGACAGCGACGCTGACATTTACTGTCAGGCCTACACCATCGACGACAACCCGACTCTGCCGCCGGACTTCGTGGCCGACCTGAAGAAGGAGTATGCGGGCACTGTCTACTACAACCGCTTCATCCTCGGGCAGTGGGCAGCGGCCAACGGCATCATCTACCGGCCCTTCGCGGACAGCATCGCCGCCGGGGATGGCCGTTTCCTCTGGCCCTCGGCCAAGCCCTGCAAGCCGTGGCGGGTGCACATCGGGGTGGACTTTGGCGGCAACGGGTCGCAGCACGCCTTCGTGGCCACCGGCATTCTGCCATACTACGCGGGCGTCGTGGGGCTGGCATCCCAGCGGGTGGACCCGCGCAATCAGGATGCCGACTATCTTGCCGCACAGCTTATTGATTTCTGCACCGCCGTGTTCGCACGGTACGGCGAGATTCACTTTATTTTCTGCGACAGCGCCGAGCAGACCCTGATCAACCACATCCGTTCCCGGCTGCGGGCCAGCAAGCTTTCGTGGCTGGCCGACCGGGTCAACAATTCCGCCAAGATCCAGATCATTGACCGCATCCGCCTGACATCCATTCTCATGGGTGGCGGGCGCTTTTGGTATCTGCCGGAAGCCGCCACCCTGCGGGACTCCCTTGCCAGCGCCCTGTGGAGCCAGAAGCACCCCGGCATTGACGAGCGTCTGGACGATGGCACCACCGACATTGATACATTGGACGCCTTCGAGTACACCATCGAGCGCGATTACAGGAGACTGACTGCAAGATGAACGTTTCGGCCTTTATCGAATATCTGAACAAAGCCAAAAAATTGCAGCTGGATGCGGACTACTACGGCAACATTGAGGTCTGGCGGCAGTGGTGGAAGGGCGACGTGCCCGACATCCACGACCAGAAAGAGGATGCTCCGGACGGCAGCGTCATTTCGCGGCGTCTGGCTTCCCTGCGGATGCCGAAGCACGTCTGCGAGGACTGGGCGAACCTGCTGCTGAACGACAAGACCACCCTTCAGATCGGCGATGCCGAGACGGCCGCCTACCTGCTGGGCAGCGATGAGCAGCAGACCGGCGGCCTTTTGCGGCAGCTGCATTTCTGGGAGAATGCCAACAAGTTGGTAGAGCAGGCCTACTGGTCCGGCACCGGCGCGTTTGTGCTGAGTGTGGAAGGGCTGACCGTAGACGCCGCCGGGAACGCTCTGTCCTCGCCGCAGGGCCGTATTCAGCTGGACTATGACCCCGCCTGCTGCATCCTGCCCATCAGCGTGGAGCGCGGCGTTGTGACCGAAGCGGCCTTTGTATCCGAGTGCCTGATGGGCGGCAAACCTGCCGTGTACTTACAGACCCACACGGTCAAGGATGGAAAGCGCACCATCACCAACGAGTGGTTTGAGGTAACGGACGATATTTCCGGCACGCCGAAGTTCACGAAAGCCAAGACCCCGCCGGGCACGGTGGAGAGCATCACGGTCACCGGCGCACCGGCGTGGTTCAGCCTGTTCAGCCCGGCCGTCGCCAAGAACATTGACGGCGGCATGGGACTGGGCATGAGCATCTTTTCCGAAGCGCTGGACGCGGCCCAGATGGTGGATTACGCCTTCGACAACTACCGGCAGGACCTTCGCCTGGGCGGCAAGAAAATCTTCTACGACCGCTCCATGTGTAAAAAATGGGTAGACAAGGACGGCAAAGAACACGCTGTCCCGCCGGATGCCGTCCACCGCCAGATTTTCTACGAGCTTCCCACGCCGGAGGGCGGCATCGACCAGCCCGCTGCATGGCGGGAGTATAACCCCGACCTGCGCACCGAAGACAACCACCGAGCTGTGCAGGACGCGCTGGACATGATGAGCTTCAAGTGCAAGCTGGGCTGCCACCGGTACAAGTTCGACCAAGGCACTGTAACTACCGCCACCGAGTACACCGGAAGCCGACAGGACCTTGTGCAGAACGCCAACAAGAACCAGATCCTCATCGAAACGGCGCTGATCGGCATCTTGCGGGCTATCCTGTGGGCAGCAAAGAACCTGTTGGGTGCACCGGTGGACCCGGAGACCAGCATCTCGGTCAACTGGGATGACAGCTACATTGTCAGCGAGCAGGAGCGCACGAACCAGCTGCGGGAAGACGCGCTGGCGGGCCTTGTGCCCCGCTGCCGCTACCTTTCCGCCCGGTACAGTCTGAGCGAAGACGAGGCCCACCAGTGGACGGCAGAGGCAAAAGCCGACAGCCAGACCGATGAGCAGCTCACCTTTGGGGGTGCCTGATGCTGCCGCCGAGTTACCTCGACCAGATGCCGGACGCCTTTGTGAAGCTCTTGCAGCAGGTCGAGGACGAGATTTTACAGGACGTGGCCCGGCGCATCGGCAAGATGGACACGGTGACATCCACGGCCAACTGGCAGCTCTGGCGCTACCAGCAGACCGAAGCCCTGCGCAACGACATCGTGAAGCTGCTGGCCAAGTACAGCGGCAAAAGTGAAGCCACCATCCGCAGGCTGCTTTTGCAGGCCGCCACCGAAGCCATGGAGCGGGAGGACGCCATCTACTACCACTACGGCATGGAACCGACGCCCTTTGAAGAATCTGCAGCCTTGAACAACCTGCTTGACGCCGGTGCCCGCCAGACCTGCGGCACATGGAGCAATCTCACCGCCACCACGGCAAACACCGTGACAGGGGCCTTTGAGCGCACGCTGGACGCCGCATGGGGTAAGGTGAGCACCGGTGCCTTTGACTACAAAACCGCCGTCAAGCAGGCTGTGGACAGTCTTGCAGACGGCATGAAGTTCGTCACCTACCCGACCGGCCATCAGGACAGCATCGAGGTGGCCGCACGGCGTGCAATCCTGACCGGCGTCAACCAGACCGCAGGCAAGCTGCAGGTGGCCCGCGCTGATGAGATGGGCGTGGAGTTCTTCGAGACCACCGCCCACGGCGGGGCACGCCCTTCTCATACAGAATGGCAGGGCAGGCGCTTCCATCGGGGCGGGGCGGTGGACTACAAGGGCAGGCACTACCCGGATTTTGAAGCCGCCACCGGCTACGGTACTGGCGCAGGCCTTTGCGGCTGGAACTGCCGCCACACCTTTTTTGCGGTGTTCCCGGAGCTGGGCGACCCGCCCCAATGGACGCAGGAGCAGCTGCGGGAGCTGAACGCCCGGAACATCGAGTGGAACGGCCAAAAGTACACCGCCTACGAGATATCCCAGATGCAGCGTGCCCGGGAGCGGAACGTCCGCCGCTGGAAAAAGCGGTATCTGGCCGAGGATGCTGCCGGGCTGGACACCACCGACAGCGCTGTGCGCCTGAGAGCAGCCCGCCAAAGCCTTGCAGAGTTTGCACAGGCCACGGGCGGCAGAGTGGACAGTGCCCGCACCAGCGTGCCGAAGTTTGGCAGGAGCGAAGCAAGTAAGGCGAGCGCAAAATCTCAGGCGCATCACACCGACTGGCTCAAGTCTATCAATGCGCAGAGTACCAGCCTGAATACCGTTGCAAAATATTATGATGCACGGTATAATAATACCGAAGAATATCGGTTGTTGATGCAATATGCCAACAGCGTAAAAAGTGGCTGGCTTTCGCCGCTTGCAGGTTTTGACCTGTACAAGAGTACGCACGAGCGCATCCAGACCGAGCTTGTGGGCAAGACTACTGCAGATGGTACTGTTATTACCGGACATACCGTCCATTTCATGGAGCGTATGTTCGGCACATTGGTCGACCCCGATAAGTTAAAATATGACCTTAAAATCATCCGGCGAAGCGGTGTTGGCTATGAAGCCATGCGTGATACCGTTTTGAATCCTGAGCGCATCAACCCTGTAAAAACGGATTCAAGAGGAAAGCGAAGCGTGCGCCTTATTGGCAAAGCGATCGTCACGATAAACCCAGACACGGGACAGCTGATTCAGCTGAATCCAAGGAGTGAGCAGAAATGACCTTTTGTTTTGAAGATTTAGATACTGATTCCAAGGAGTTTTTGAAGAAGCATGTTCCCAGCGCTGTAAACTGCAGGAGTCTGGACGAGCTTCTTTTGGAGCTTGATGATTTCATCACATCGACCTTTGACGAGAATGACGAGCCGACAGCTCTTTCTCGTGAGGGCGAAGCAGTGTACGACAGAATCTACTGTTGCACGCCGTAATTCATAACATCAACTGAACCACGATGCACACGCACCGTGGTTTTCTTTTACCCATTTTTCAGGAGGTACACTATGGTTACTACAGTTCTTATCACTCTGATGATCCTCGCGCTGCTTGAGATCGTTCTGCTGAACGGTGCCCGGCTGTTCTTCATGATTGCATCCGCCGTGCAGCAGGCGCAGGACGACAAATACACGCCGCACCCGCACCCCAAAAAGTAACACCGGCTAAAACACCCCTGTTTTAGTTGATATCAAGCACGATGCAGTTTGCACCGTGCTTTTTTCATGCCGTCTTAGCTCATGTTGGCAGAGCACCGGACTTTTAATCCGGGGGCGGCGGGTTCAACTCCCGCAAGCGGCACCATGCGGCGGGCGGCGCGTACCCCGCCCAAGACCGAATACTGACAGAGAACAGTGTAAAAAACTGTGGTCTCACACACGAAAGGAGCTTTCCACCATGAAACGTGAAGACGTGAAGAAACAGATCCCCGGCATCACCGAGGAACAGCTGAACTGGATCATGCAGGAGAACGGCGCAGACATCAACCGGGAGAAGTCTGCCGCCGAACAGTACAAGACCCAGCTGGCCAACGCAAACGCCCAGCTCAAGACCGCGCAGGACGGCCTTGCCGCCTTTGACGGCAAGAAGAAGCCGGAGGAATACGAAGCCGAGCTTGCCAAGCTGAAAGCCGACATGAAGGCGCAGGCCGAGGCCGCAGCCGCCGCAGCGCAGGAGGAGACCAAAAAGCAGGCCGAGCAGATGGCGCAGCTGCCGGACCGCGTGGCCGCGCTGGAGACCGCGAACAACGATATCATCTTAATGATGGCTGATTTGATTGGAGGGACTACCGAATGAAAACTCTGAACGCACTCAAGCTCCGCATTATGGTTCGGGCATTCCGCATCCGGCTGACTGCTGGTGAAGCCTTTGAGGACATCGCGGCCGACTATCCGGCGCTGACCACGGACGACCTCGAAGCCATCAAGGCAGAATTGGAAAAATAAGCCCGTGGCTTGATCCTATGAAAGGACGTGATACATATGGCGATCAAGCAGTACAGTTTGAAGAATGATGGTGCAAAGCAGCTCTCTCCCGCATTCCGTGTGCGTGAGTTCCGCTGCCGCGACGGCACCGACACCATCCTCATTGACGAAGGCCTTGTGGTGCTGCTGCAGTGCATCCGGGAGCACTTCGGCAAGGCGGTGACCATCACCAGCGGCTACCGCACGGCAGAGCACAACGCCAAAGTGGGCGGCGCAAAATCCAGCCAGCACCTGCTGGGCCGTGCGGCAGACATTCAGGTGCAGGACACCGACCCGCTGGCCGTTGCCGCCTACGCTGAAAGCCTGATGCCCGGCTGGGGCGGCGTGGGCCGCTACCCGGTCAAGGCAGGCCGGGCCAAGGGCTGGGTGCATGTGGACACCCGCGCCAACAAGAGCCGGTGGGCGCGGTGAGGAGGTGAGAGCATGAGTAAGGTTATTTTTATCAGCCAGCCCATGGGTGGCTTGTCCGATGAACAGGTACTTCAGGAACGCACCGCTGCAATCAGCAAGGCAAGGGCTCTGTTGGGTGAAGATGTGGCTCCGCTGGAAACCTTCTTTGATGATTTCGGCCCGGCAGCAAAGCCGCTGGACTATCTGGCCAGGAGCATTGAGTTTCTTGCAAAGGCTGATGTGGCGATTTTTGCGCCGGGATGGCAGGCTGCTCGCGGATGCCGCATCGAGCACCAGTGCGCTCTGGAGTACGGCATCATTGTGATGGAGGTGAGAACGTGAAGGATTATTTCTGTGTGGCCGTGGGCGCGCTGGGCGGGGTGATCGCCAGCTTATTCGGCGGGTGGGACGCCGCGCTGCAGACACTGATCATCTTTATGGCCATTGACTACATTACCGGCCTGATCGTGGCGGGGGT